AGAATTTACAGGTGACTATGTGGGTAACTATGTCGGAACAACTATTGACTCAGGAAGTTCAGTAATTAAGACATACACTCTTTATCAGAGAACCGCATAATAAACTTATATATAAACGTGAAGTGTTAGGAGATTAAACATGGCAAGAGTATGGTTAGATAATGCATTCTGGGAAACCCCCAAAAAACAAATGTTGAATGCAATCAGCGAAGAAAGTGTTGATAATAAAGAGATTCGTCAAGTTCATAAACTGAACAGACACAATAATAATGGAACTGAGAACGCTCTATTCTTAGAGGCAGTCGCTTACATTACAGAAGAAAAGATTGATGCTGCAAGTAAGAAACGTCTTGAAAAGAAACAAGCAGAAGCAGAACTTGAGAAACAAAAACAATTAGAACATGAACGTGCAAAGAAGTTAGAAAAACTTTTTGAATATAAACTAGAGACTTTTGAGATTGCTGAAATCAAAGATTCTAAAAACAGACTATTAAAATCAAAGTTAAGACGTTCTAGGTCTATCCCAGAAGTAAACTTATATGCTATGATGATTGTGAAGGAATCTATAGAGAATGAAATCGACTCAAAGTAAAGGATTTGTAATTGTAGCGTCTAAGAATCACAACTTCTATATTTACGCTTGCAATTTAATGGAATCAATCAAAGACTTCTATCCAGAAGCACTCATTACTCTGGTTACCGAAGAAAGATTCTTGGATGACCGTGCAGATGAAGCTGACCAAATAATCTTTTGTACCGACCACTATCGTGCAAAACTATGGGGTATGGCACAAACTCCGTATGATATTACCATGTATGTTGATGCAGACATGGACTGTGAACACGAAGATATAATAACTGTATGGGATGAGATGCAAGATTATGATATGGTCTTCCATGAACTTACCAAAGAACGTGAAAAGTTTTATGCAATTCGTGAATTTAAATATGAAGATAAAAGGGAGAAGTTCCGTCTATGCGGAGGAGTTTGTCTCTATAGAAGTGAGAATCCATTAGTCCGTGAATTTATGGATGATTGGTTTGAAATGTATAATCTCCAACACACTAATGAGTGGCAACCAAAAGGGTTTGACCACGACCAATTTCAAAAGGATTTAAAACACTTTGACCAAACAACTCTCTGGTACATGACAGAGAAGATGGAAAAATATAAAGATTTAAAAATAGGAATCTTCTCAGATGATATTAGATGGAATTATTTCACTCAATATGCATATGAAGGATTGAAATCAATAGAAGGAAAACCACCTATATTAAGACATTACTCAGGGTCTTTGAAGAAGGATAAACTTATAGTATGATAGACATTCCGATTAATAATAAAGATGTGAAACAAGCATTAGATAATTTCTTATGGTATTATAACAATAGAGAAGTATTATCTAAAGAGGTTCATCTCCATGGTGAAGCAAAGGACAGAAGTCACTGGGTTGGTACAAAACACAGAGATGAAATCATTGCTCAAGACACAAACCATGAAGGATTTCCAGATGCAGTTCATGGATACTCTTTAAAATCGGATAGAATTCAGTTTGTTGAAAGAAATAATCCAAATAATGCATCTTATATATCAAAATTTGGTGAACTCAATACTGAACTTTGTACAATATTATCCACACGTAATAACGCATTAGCACAACTTTATCCCCCAAATGGACATATTTCGTGGCATAATAATGCAAATGCATCTGCATATAATATTATTTTCTCTTGGTCAGAGACGGGAGAAGGATGTTTTAAATATGTTGATGGTCATACAGGTGACGAAGTTGTCATGCAAGATGTAAAAGGATGGCAGTGTAAAGCAGGATATTTTGGTGCATATGGTGAACCTTGGTATAAAAGGGTGTATCATGCAGCCGAGACTGACTGTTGGCGATTGACCGTATCTTACATATTTGACCGAACTGATATGTCTATGGGTCTACAAGACGATATAATAGAAGAAATAATGTCTGATTTTTGATGTAGTTAGGTTTCGTTTCCTTATAAATAAAGACAAGAAGAAAGTTTATTGTTTTTATATGGGTACTCTAAATGTTGACACCAAACTACGAAGATATTACAATTACACAAGGTGCAGATGTAGCGATAGAAATACATCTCATCAATGACAGCGACAGTGCATATGACCTTACCAATAGGTCTGTAGCATCTAAAATGAAAAGAAATTATACCGATTCTGCGGGTGACCCAGATACGGTAACATTTAATGCGTCTATAATTTCCCCAGCAACTTCGGGGATTGTAAATCTCTCACTAACTAATACTCAAACAGATGCGTTGAAGACTCGTGGACGTTATGTCTATGATGTAGAAATATCTTATGTCGATAGTGATTCCAACACAATAATCCAAAGAGTCCTCGAAGGTCAAGCAGAAGTAAGTCCTTCGGTCACTAAATAAGGAAAAAATTAATGACTGATAAGATATACATCAAAAAGATAGTCGTTGGGACTCCAATTAAGCGAGTAACATCTGGTGCGTTTTCTATTGAAAATTTATCAGGGGTAGACGTAAGTGCGACAGAATCCGATGGTTCAATCCTTGCATGGAAATCAAGTGCAAGTAAATTCGTCACAACAAATTTAAAAGGTTCTACTAATATATCCGCTAACTACGATAGTGGTCTGGGACAATATACTTTTAGTTTTACTGGAGACACAATTACGGGTAGTCTTATACCCGACTCCAATGAGGCATACGACCTTGGTAGTGCAACTAAAAAATGGAAAGATTTACATCTAAGTGGAAATACTATTCAACTTGGAACTATATCACTAAGAGATAGTAATGGTTCTTTCGTTGTTGTTGACAGTGGTGGTAGTAAAGAAACTCTTGGGGTTTCTCTTTCTTCAAATAACACTGGTGTTTTAAACTTTGATAGTGGTTTAGGTCAGTTTACATTTAACGATTCTGACCTTGCAAGAACAAACATCAATGAGACATTCCATAGTGGTATAACTGTACTTAATGGTGCAACTATTGACAGTGCAACCATTACTAATCTTGCAAACACAAATTTAACTGGAAGTCAAGCGACTTTCGATAGTGCAAACATTGGTACTCTACGAGTAACTGGTAATACTGTCCCTTGATGGTAATCTGACCATTACTGGTACAGAGACTACCGTAAACACCGAAACAATTAACCTTGCAGACAATACGATTGTCCTAAACTCTAATGCAACTGGTACACCTAGTGAAGATGCGGGTATTGAGATTGAACGTGGTTCTTCTGCAAACAAATCATTCTTATGGGATGAAGGTAGTGAGTACTGGACACTAGGTTCAGAGACTCTTCAAACTACAGGTAAAATTTTATACGGTAACGTCTACAGTTCAGAAGGTGACTTACCAAATGCGGGAACATATCATGGTATGTTCGCACACGTACATGGAACAGGTAAAGGTTACTTTGCACATGGTGGTGCATGGCACAAACTATTAGACGAAACATCGTCAACAACTGCAAACTTGACCGAAGGGTCAAACCTCTATTATACTACTGCACGTTCCGATAGTGACTTTGATATTCGACTCGCAACTAAAAATACTGCGAATCTTTCTGAAGGGTCAAACCTCTATTATACAACTACTCGTGCAGATTCAGACTTTGATGTCAGACTTGCTACCAAAACAACAAGTAACGTAGCAGAAGGCACAAATCTCTATTACACGTCTACAAGAGTTGATTCAGATATACTGAATTCATCTATTGACGCACAAAGAGCTGCTCCAGTATACCACAAAATTGTAGTTACTGTAGAAAGTGGTTATTACTTAATAGACGGAACTTCACAAGCAAATATGGTGTTGTCACCTAATGTTGTGTACAGATTCGACCAATCACATAGTAGTAATAGTTCACACCCATTAGTATTCTCTACTACATCCGATGGAACACATGGTGGTGGTTCAGAATTATCTTCAAACTTTAAAGTATATAATAAAGTAGGTAATGCTGGCTCTACTGGTGCATATGTTGATTTAGCAGTAGAACAAGATGCGGGTAAACTTTATTACTACTGTCAGAGTCATGGTGGAATGGGTGGTGTTGCAAATACAAGTCCTCTTTCATCTATCAGTGTTACAGACGCTGGCGGGGATGGTTCACTTTCATATAATAGTTCAACTGGTGTAATAACTTACACAGGGCCAAGTGCAACCGAAGTCAGAGCGCATTTAACAGCAAACAAAGGTTTGTCTGTATCCAACGGTGAGTTTAATATAGATTCCGCTAACGTTAGAGGCATGTTCTCTGCGGGTGGTGACCTATCTTATAATAGTGGAACAGGTCAGTTCTCATTTGACGTAGAACAAGTCTATACCAAAACAAACTTTGATTCCGATTTAGGTGCTGCATTAGATGGTGGAGCGGGTATTACATATGACTCCGCACAAGACACTATCTCTATTACAGCAACTGGAGTAACTGCGGGAACATACGGTAACGCATCTCAGATTCCAGTATTTTCAGTTAATGCACAAGGTCAATTAGACAGTGCGGGTACAGTTGCAGTTGCGGGTGTATCTACATTCTCATTCGATTCCGCAAATGGTAATATTACAATTGGAACTGCGGATGGAGGAAGTTTCCTCACAACTATTACTCTTGACCCATATACTACTACAAATCTAACAGAAGGTACAAGAAAATATTATACTACTGCAAGAGCGGATAGTGATTTTGATATTAGACTTGCAACCAAAACTACTCAGAATGTAGCAGAACATAGTTCTAATCTTTATTACACAACTGCAAGATGGGACGCACGTCTTGCTCAAAAAGATTTAGATAATATTGCAGAAGGTTCAACAAATTTATATTATACCTCTGCTCGTGCAGATAGTGACGCAAAGAACTCAGTATCAGTAACAGATGCGGGAGGCGATGGTTCACTATCCTACAACTCAACAAATGGTGTCTTTACATATACAGGGCCGAGTTCAAGTGACGTTCGAGCTCACTTTAGTGCTGCGGGTGATTTAACTTATGACTCTTCTACTGGTAGATTCTCTATTGATGTGGAGAATGTTTATACAAAGTCTAACTTTGATTCAGACCTTGGTGATGCACTAGTTGGTGGAACAGGAATCACATATGATTCTTCTTCCGATACAATCAATCTTACAAACACTGGTGTTACTGCTGCAACATACGGTTCTTCAACTTCAGTTCCCCAGATTGCAATCAATGCTCAAGGTCAAGTTACCTCTGCAAGTAATGTAACTATTGCGGGTGTTACTGGTGTAGATTTTGATAGTTCAAACGCAACTATTACAATACAAACAACTGGTGGAAACTTTACGGATGTCATATCACTCGACCCATTCACTACTGCAAACTTATCAGAAAATACTAACCTCTACTATACCGATGCAAGAGCAAGAGCATCCAACTCTGTCACAGATGCGGGTGGAGACGGTTCACTGGCATATAACAGTACTACAGGTGTTATCACTTATACTGGGCCTAGTGCTGCTGAAGTAAGAGCGCATTTAACCGCAAACAAAGGACTCTCCGTTTCTAATGGTGAGTTTAACATAGATTCTGCAAATGTCAAGGGAATGTTTAGTGCATCTGACGCTGGCGGAGATGGAAGTTTTGCATACAGTAATGGTGTCTTTACATATACAGGGCCGAGTGCGACAGAAGTAAGAGCGCACTTAACCGCAAATAAAGGACTTTCTGTATCCAACGGTGTATTCGACATTGACTCTGCTAATGTAAAAGCAATGTTCAGTGGTTCAAGTGGTGTAAACTACTCTAATGGTGCAATCACTGCCGACACAAATGAAATCAGAGGATTCTTTACTGCAAATAAAGGTCTTTCAGTTTCAAGTGGTGAGTTTAATATTGACTCTGCCAATGTTCGTGGAATGTTCTCAGGTTCAACAGGAGTAACCTATAATTCAGGTACAGGTGCAATTGCAATCGGACAGGCAGTTTCAACATCCGATGATGTAACCTTCCAAGACGTAACAGTCAGTGGTAACCTAACAATTACAGGTGACACAGTTCAGACTGGTAGTGTTGTATCCGACAATAACTTTACAGGTCTAACCAACTCTAATACAGGAAACAGTCAAGACTTTGGTTTCTATGGTAAGTATGTAGAAGGTGGAACAACCAAATATGGTGGTGTATTCTACGATGCATCTACAGATAATACATTCAGATTATTTACTGATACACAAACACTTCCGACTTCAACAGTAAATACTGGTGCTACAGGTTATTCAAGTGCAAACTTGATTGTTAAAGATATCAATGCCGAAGACTTAGTTCTATCTGGTAATCTGACAGTCAATGGTGCTACTGTAACCAACAGTGCAACCAACACAACAATCGAAGATGCATTGATTGAACTTGGTTCTGGTAATACAGGTTCAAACTCAAATGACCTTGGTCTTGTTCTTGAAAGAGGAACAACTGGTGACAATGTGTTCATGGGTTGGGATGAGAGTATAGACAGAGTAAGATTCGCAACTACAACTGCTACAGGTTCATCAACAGGTGACTTATCACTTACAAATGCAAACGTTCAAGCAGCAAGATTTTATGGTGACTTAACTGGTGCCGTAACAGGAACAGTTTCAGATATATCTAATCATACAACTGCAAACTTAACTGAAAACACTAATCTTTATCATACCACTGCACGTGCAAGAGGTGCTATATCGGTAACCGATGCGGGTGGAGATGGAAGTGCATCCTACAATAGTACTACAGGTGTAATTACCTATACAGGGCCGAGTGCATCTGAGGTAAGAGCGCATCTGACTGCGAACAAGGGTCTAAGTGTATCCTCTGGTGAGTTCAATATAGACTCTGCAAATGTTAGAGGAATGTTTAGTGCTTCAGGTGACCTAAGTTACAATAGTGGTACAGGACAATTTAGTTTCTCTGATTCTGCACAACATACTTCTGCACAAATACGTGCAATGTTCTCAGGTTCAACTGGTATTACTTTAAATGGTACTACTGGTGCAATATCAACAACCGATGGAGATATCGTTCATGATAATCTATCAGGATTTGTTGCAAACGAACACATAGACCATACTTCAGTTACCTTAACTGCGGGAACAGGTTTAACTGGTGGTGGCACAATCGCTGCTTCTAGAACTTTCAATGTGGTTGGTGGTAAGGGTATTATTGCAAATGCGAATGATATCCAAGTTGACTCCGCAAACATCAAAGGTATGTTTAGTGGTGGTACAGGTATCACATATAGTAATGGTGCAATCTCTACTACAGATGGAGACATTGTCCACGATAACTTGAGTGGATTCGTAGCGAATGAACACATAGACCACAGTGGTGTAACAATGACTGCGGGTACTGGTCTTACTGGTGGTGGTACTATTGCTGCTACTAGAACCTTCAATGTTGTGGGTGGTAAAGGTATTACCGCAAACGCAAACGATATTCAGATTGACTCTGCAAACGTTAAAGGAATGTTTAGTGCAAGTGGAGACCTTGGATATTCGAATGGTGTATTCTCATTTAGTGAGACATATTCAACTGCCGCAGAATTGATGACCGCACTAAAAACAGTTGATACAAACTCAAGTGGTTTAAATGCAGACTTACTAGACGGTCAACAAGGTACTCATTACAGAATAAACGTTTACAATAACGCAGGCACGTTGTTAAACTAAGGATAAATAACTAGTATGGCATATAGTAGAATAAATAGTAGAAGCGATTTCATAGATTACTGTCTGCGTAGACTGGGTCACCCTGTCATCGAAATAAACATAGATGATGGACAATTGGATGACCGTGTCGATGACGCATTACAACTATTCAATGAATATGTTGGTGAAGGTTCTCATAGAGTATATCTTCCAGTAACAATCACTTCGGATATGACAACAAGAGGATATCTAGATTTTGATTTAGATACAACTGGTGTTAGTAATGCAAATGACATTTTAAATGTTGTTCGTGTATTACCTATCAATAGTGAAAGTGGTAGTTCAAGTTTCTTTGATGTTAAGTATCAAATGCGTCTCAATGACATGTGGGACTTACAAACAGGTCTATCTGACATGGCATACTTTGAACAGATGCAACAATACTTATCACTTGTTGATATGAAAATGACAGGACATCCCCAGATACAATACCAGAAGGCAAACAATAAACTCCACATCTTTGGTGACATTGGTGCGGGAAGAGACCTTAAAGCTGGTATGAAAATTTTAATTGAAATGTATATGGCAACCGATATCAATGGTAATGGTAAAGCATATGATAACATGTTCTTAAAAGAATATGCAACTGCATTAATCAAAGAACAATGGGGTGCAAACCTAATTAAATTTGAAGGAATGGTATTGCCAGGCGGTGTACAACTTAATGGTAGACAAATTTACGAAGACGCAAAACAAGAAATCGAAGTAATACGTCAAAGAATATATAATGAATATGACACACCACCAGATTTCTTTATGGGATAATTAGATGGCAACGAACCCTTATTTTAAACAAGGTGTTAAGTCTGAACAATCAGTATATGAGGACATCATAATTGAAGCCCTCAAATTCTATGGACAGGACGTATATTACCTTCCACGAGAAATCATCAACAAAGATAAAGTCTTTCTTGATGACGTACCGTCACGTTTTGGTAATGCATACAAGATTGAGATGTATATTGAGAACACCGAAGCGTTTGAAGGCGAGGGTGACCTATTTACTAAATTCGGTATCGAACTAAGAGACCAAGCAAACTTTGTTGTTTCAAGAAAAAGATGGAAGACTTTGGTTGGTTCTCGTTTAGAATCATTAAACTTCCGTCCTCGTGAAGGGGACTTAATCTATTTGACACTATCTCAATCTATATTTGAGATTCGTAGGGTAGAGACCGAAACTCCATTCTATCAACTAGCAAATCTTCCTACATTCCGTATGCAATGTGAGTTGTTCGAGTATAATGATGAGGATATGGATACTGGGTTTGCTACAATTGATAATATAGAAGCAGAAGCAGCATATCAAGTTGAATTAACACTGGACTCTGCGGCAGGATTCTCTATTGGAGAAACAGTTACTCAGGCATACGATACGTATAACTTAACAGGTGAAGTTACTAGATGGAGTGACTCAGATGGTATCTTACGACTTGCACATGTTGGTGCATCCGATGGGAAGTTCCATCAATTTGGAACAGGGGTACAAGTAACTGGTGGTACGTCTCTTGCGAAAGCAACACCGACATTTGTTGATGAGTTGCAGGCAATACAAGCAGATGCACAAAATAGAATCTTTGATGACTTCGAAGCAGACTTCCTTGACTTCTCAGAGAGTAATCCATTCGGAGATATATCATAATGTTTGGTACATGGTTTTATCATAAAAGAGTAAGAACTGCGGTATCCGTATTCGGTTCTATGTTTAATAACATATACGTGTTGAGACATGATAGTACAGGAAAAACTATCTCTCAAGTAAAAGTACCATTGTCATATGCACCTAAGAGAAATTTTATTGCACGTCTTGATGAGATGAAAGCGGGTGAAGATGGGGAACGTAGAGTTGCAATTAAACTACCTCGTATGTCTTTCGAGATTACGAGTATGAATTATGACGCACCTCGTCAATTACCTAAAACAAATAATGTATCTGCGGTTGTGTCTAATAGTGTTACTGCAAGACGTAAACTATATACTTCGACACCATATAACATTGGATTCCAATTAAACATATATGCAAAATCACAGGATGATGCATTACAAATTGTAGAACAAGTTTTACCATACTTTGCACCACAATATACCTTGACAATCAAACCATTTGCTGATATACCTACCTTGACCGAAGATGTTCCAGTAACACTTTCTGGTGTATCCTTTCAAGATGACTTCGAAGGTGCAGTTGAACAACGTAGGACAATTATATATAGTTTAGAGTTTGAAATGAAGATTGCTCTATACGGGCCAGACGCTAATAAAAGTATTATTCGTGATGTGCGTAATAATTTATTTAATATGCAAGCAGGATTACAAGATAGTGACATGTATATAAAAACAATAAAAACTACACCGAATCCTACTAACGTAAGTGCAGATAGTGATTACGGATTTATTGAAACTGATTTGGATAGTGCATAATGAGTGATGAAAAACGAATAAAAGATGATTACGAATACTCTCGTGATACCTACTATGAGATACTAGAAAATGGTAAAGAGAGTATGCAATTAATGATTGAAGTTGCAAGGGAGAGTGAACACCCCCGTGCGTTTGAAGTGTTGTCTACCATGATGAAAAACATGGCAGATGTGAATGATAAGTTGATGGATTTGAATAAGAAGAACAAAGACATAAATCAGAAAGAAGAACTTAAACAACTGGGTAACACCACAAACAATCTATTTGTAGGAACAACTACAGACTTGCAGCGACTTATACAGAATGAAAAACAAGTAGTAATAGATGCAGAATCAGAATCCGAATGAATCATATCTTGGCAATATAAATGTCAAGCGTGATGGAGTTCAACACAATTTTACAGAAAAGGAAATAACAGAATACTTAAAGTGTTCTAAAGACCCTGTATACTTCTGTAAGCAATATCTAAAAGTAATCTCTTTGGATGAGGGTCTAGTTCCCTTTGACTTGTATCCATATCAAGAGACAATGTTCGAACACTTCAACAATAACCGATTTAGTATCGTCCTTGCATGTAGACAGTCTGGTAAATCAATTAGTTCTGTAGGATATATTATTTGGTTTGCTTGTTTTCATAGTGAGAAAACCATTGCAGTACTTGCCAACAAAGGTGCAACTGCAAGAGAGATGTTAGGTCGTATCACACTCATGTTAGAGAACTTACCATTCTTTCTACAGCCAGGCACTAAGGCACTCAACAAAGGTTCAATAGAATTTAGTAATAACTCCCGTATCATTGCTGCCGCAACCTCTGGTAGTTCTATTCGTGGTATGTCCGTTAACTTACTATTCCTAGATGAGTTTGCGTTTGTTGAAAATGCAAATGAGTTCTATACATCCACCTATCCAGTAATTTCTGCGGGTAAAGATACAAAGGTTATTGTTACATCTACTGCAAATGGTATCGGTAATACGTTCCATAAGATTTGGGAAGGTGCAGTTCAGAAGGTAAACGAATTCGTTCCTTTTACAGTTAATTGGTGGGACGTGCCAGGCAGAGATGAGGAATGGAAAAGACAGACAATATCAAACACCTCTCAGTTACAATTTGACCAAGAGTTTGGTAACACCTTTTATGGAACAGGTGATACACTAATAAATGCCGAGACATTATTAGGGTTTAGGGCATCAAACCCTCTAGAAGTTCTAGAAGGGGCTGATTTGTTAATATATGAACGTCCAATCAAAGACCATGAATATATCATGACTGTGGACGTATCAAAGGGAAGAGGTCAGGATTATTCTACGTTTAACGTAATCGACATTAGCACGAGACCGTTCAAACAGGTTGCTGTCTATCGCAATAATACTATATCTCCAATACTCTTTCCTAATATTATATATAAGTACGGAAATCTCTATAATGATGCATATGTGGTAATTGAGTCTAATGACCAAGGTACACTTGTATGTCAAGGACTGTATCAAGACCTAGAGTATGAAAATATTCATATGGAATCTGCAATTAAAGCAGACCGTATTGGTATTGAAATGAATAGAAAGGTTAAACGATTAGGTTGTTCTTCTGCAAAAGACTTATTAGAAAGTAATAAATTATCAATTGTAGATGAACATACCATCATGGAAATCTCTACTTTTGTATCAAAAGGACAATCTTTTGAAGCATCTGACGGTAATCATGATGATTTAATGATGAATATAGTTATGTTCGGATACTTCTGTTCATCTCAATACTTCACTGATATGACAGATATCAACTTAAAAGAGATGATGTTTGCACAAAAAATGAAAGAAATTGAGGATGATGTGCCTCCTGTAGGGTTCATTGATGATGGTTTAGAAGAAGTGAGACAAGAAGAAATACAGAAAGAACACGGTTGGCATACCTTCGAAGGCACTGGACTAGGTGTTGAAGAATGGTAAATGTATAAATAAAGGTAAGTGAATATAACCGTATTATGATAACTTATAATTAGAAAAACTAAAGGAAAGAATTATGGCTCTTTTTACACCCTCTGCTTCTCCTGCTGTAACAGTTAAAGAAATTGATTTAACGGGTGTTGTCCCGAACGTTCAAACTTCAACTGGTGCATTCGTGGGGAATTTCGGTTGGGGGCCAGTAGGCGTTGCTACACTAGTTTCAGATGAATCTGGACTTGTTAGCACCTTCTCTGCACCAACTGACGATAATACGGTAGATTTCCATTCTGCTGCTTATTTTTTAAGGTATTCCAACTCCATGTACGTAGTACGTGAACAGGATAGTGACGGCAAAAACTCCGTTGCGAACCATACCTCATTAGGTACATTAACTGCACAAACAGTTAACAACCTAGACGCATTCGAAGACTTATCAATTGATAGTTCTGACGGTGCTTTCATTGCCAAATATCCTGGCTCTATCGGTAACTCTCTGAAAATCTCCATCGTGGGAACAGACAGTGCTAATGGTAGTTCAGTCAACTTTAATAGTTGGGCATACAAAGACGATTTTGACGGAGCGCCTGGCACTTCTTCTTTCGTATCTGCACTTGGTGGGTCAAATGACGAAATCCACGTTGCAGTTATTGATGAAGACGGTGAAATTTCGGGTACTGCGGGAACTGTCCTTGAAACATTCCCATACTTATCTGTTGCAAAGAACGCTAAAGCATCCGATGGTTCATCAAACTTCTTCAAAGAAGTATTGAAGATTCGTTCCAATTGGGTATATGCGGGAGACTTCCACTTATCTGGTGATTCAGATGGTGTGGATGATTTTGCACACTCAACTTGGGGTAACAATGCAACTACTGCTGGCGAAGACTTCAAAACTAATCAAAACTTCTCTAACACACAAAGCACTTGGTCATTCAAAGCTGGTGTTACATCAAGTTCTTTAGGAACTGATGATATCCTTCGTGGATACGACAAGTTTGAAGACAAAGATAATATCGAAGTAGACTTCCTTATCGCTCCAGAATCATTGTCAAACACCGCTGCTACTACAATCGTAAATGATTTAGTATCAATAGCGGGAACAACTAGGAAAGATTGTGTTGCAGTTGCATCACCTTCTCGTAATGCTGTAGTTACTGTAGGCACCAACGTTGGTGTTCTTGCAAATAACAACACATACACGAAGTCTTCCTACTTGGTACAAGACAACAACTATCTGAAAGTATTTGACAAGTATAATGACAAATACATTAAGATTCCTGCCGCATCATCCACTGCGGGTCTCATGGCTGCAACTGACTTAGTCGCTGCACCTTGGTTCTCCCCTGCTGGGTCAAGACGTGGTAGATATCAAGGAATCACAGATATCATATTATCTCCGACAAAAGCTGAAAGAGATGCATTATACAAGGCTGGTATCAACCCAATCGCAAATATTCCAGGCGAAGGCATTATGCTCTTCGGTGACAAAACTAACGAATCAAGACCTTCTGCATTTGACAGAATTAATGTTCGTAGATTGTTCCTTGGAATTGAAAGAGCGATTGCAATAGCAGGACGTAATGTAATGTTTGAATTCAATGACGAGTTTACTCGTGCAGAGTTCGTAAACATTGTAGAACCGTTCTTACGTGAGATTCAAGGTCGAAGAGGTATCACGGATTTCCGTGTTGTCTGTGACGCAACGAATAACACGCCTGCTGTGGTTGACCGTAATGAATTTATCGCTTCTATCTTTATTAAACCCGCACGTTCTATTAACTTCGTAACATTGAATTTTGTTGCAGTTAGAACTGGTGTTGAGTTTGATGAAGTAGTTGGCACAGTATAAGGAGTAAAGGAAAATGGCAATTTTAGGCGTAGATGATTTTAAATCAAAACTCAGAGGGGGCGGAGCTCGTCCCAATCTGTTCAAAGCGACTGTCAACTTTCCAGGCTATGCGGGGGGAGATGTAGAACTTACATCTTTCCTTTGTAAGACTGCACAGTTGCCAGCATCCGTAATGAACGTAATGGAAGTTCCTTTCCGTGGTAGACAATTAAAAATGGCGGGTGACCGTACATTTGAACCATGGACAGTAACCATTCTCAATGATACAGATTTCTCAATCCGTAATTCTATGGAAAGATGGATGAATGGTATCAATGCTCATCAAGCTAATACTGGTCTAAGTAATCCTACTGATTACCAAGCAGACCTAGTTATCGAGCAGTTGGACAGGGGTGGTGATACTCTCAAGACGTACAACTTCCGTGGATGTTTCCCAACAAACGTCAGTGCAATTGACGTAAGTTACGAGACTGTAGATACTATTGAAGAATTTACAGTTGAGTTCCAGATTCAATACTGGGAATCCGACACCACTAGTTAATCTAGTTATATATAAGGGGGTAGGGAATAATCCTTACCCCTTTATTATGAGGTAAAAAATGGCAGAACAAGACAATAGTATTCTTAAACTATTCGGTTTCGAACTCAAGAGACAAGAGAAAGCCGAAAAGGAAAAAGAAAAATTAAAGTCCATTGTTGCTCCCACCGATGATGACGGTGCGGGGTATGTTACTGCGTCTGGTTCTCACTATGGTCAATACATTGACATGGAAGGGAGTCAAGCAAAGGACAACCAACAATTAATTATGAAATATCGTGGTGTTGCAACACATCCCGAAGTAGATGCCGCAGTAGAAGATATTGTTAATGAATCAATCGTTGGTTCAGAAATGGATATCTCTTGCGAAATTAATCTGGATAAAGTAGAAGCACCAGATAATATTAAAAATATGATGACCGAAGAATTCAACAAAGTATATGGTATGTTGAAATTCACAGATTTAGGTCATGACATATTCCGTTCATTCTATGTTGATGGTAGAATATATCACCATCTTGTAGTAGATGAATCCAGAATTAAAGAAGGTATTCAAGAGATTAGAACTATTGATGCCGCAAAGATACGTAAAGTAAAAGAAGTAAAACATGAGAAAGACCCTATCACGGGTGCTAAGGTAGTAAAAGAAGTAAAAGAATTCTATATCTTCCAAGAGAAAGCGGGAACTAATCAAGGTGTAAGACTTTCTCCAGACAGTGTTTCATATGTATCAAGTGGTCTATTAGACCCAACTAAAAAACAGGTTGTGTCTTATTTACATAAGTCATTAAAACCTATTAACCAATTAAGAATGATGGAAGATTCTCTTGTAATCTACCGTCTTGCAAGAGCCCCCGAACGTAGAATATTCTATATCGATGTGGGTAACATGCCACGTAATAAGTCTGAAGCGTACATGCAAGGTATCATGTCTCGTTACAGAAACAAGATTGTATATGACTCAAGTACTGGTCAACTTAAAGATGACCGTAAACACATGTCTATGTTGGAAGACTTTTGGTTACCACGTAGAGAAGGTGGTAGAGGAACTGAAATCTCTACACTGCCTGGCGGTGAGAACCTTGGTCAGATAGATGATATCTTGTACTTCCAGAAGAGGTTGTATCGTTCATTGAACGTACCAGTCAACCGTCTGGAACAAGAAGCACAGTTTACATTAGGTAGGTCAACTGAAATTTCTAGGGATGAAGTTAAGTTCCAGAAGTTTATTGACCGTCTACGTAGAAGATTCTCAATGTTGTTTATTGGTATTCTCAAGAAACAACTTATACTCAAAGGTATTATTACTGAGAGTGATTGGGAAGAGTGGAAGAACGCAATTACTGTTGACTTCCAAAGAGATAACCACTTTACTGAATTGAAGAATGCAGAACTATTACAGAATAGACTACAGACTTTAGACCAAGTATCTCAGTATGTGGGTGAGTACTTCTCCCGTGAGTGGGCAATGAAGAACGTAATGATGATGTCTGACGAAGATATCGAAGAAATGAAAAAACAAGTCGAAGGCGAAAACTCCGTTGAAGACGAAGATGAGGAAATACAATGAGTGAAGTAGAAAATCAAGAAGTGGAAACACAAGAACCAAGTGCAGTAACAGAATTAATTAATCAAATCACCAGTGGTGACTTGGCTAATGCTGAAGGTTCTTTTAAAAGTCTTGTACAAGATAAGATGACAGATGCACTAGAAGCACAACGTGTTGCAACTGCACAGGCAATCTTTAATGACCAAGACGATGACGTTGAAATAGATGAAACAGACATTGAAACAACAGAAAATCCTGAAGAATCGGAAGAAGAAACCGAAGAAAATGAAGAAATAATAGCAGAATTAGACGATGATGAAGTAGAAACTGCATAATTTGCTTGTTTCAAAAACATTGTTTGTATAAATAATACTATGAAATCTTATAAAGAAATTCTTCAAGAATTAAGTGAAGCAAAGAAGCCCAAGGGCGAAACTGTCTTCAACAAAAAGATTAAACGTATCCCTGTCCTTATTGTAAAGGATAAGGGAACAAACCCTTTTGTGGTCTATATTGATGGAGACAAATTAGACTCTTTCAAATCACAAAAGGATGCAGAAAAGTCTGCAATGAAAGTAATAAAGGAATTAACATGAAGTTAATTACAGAATTCACTGATAATGATTCTCTATCTTGTTTAGTAGAAAAGAAAGAGAACGGTGAAAAAAATTATGTCATTGAAGGCGTTTTCGCACAAACTGACAAAAAGAACAGAAATGGTCGTGTCTACCCTAAACCTATTATGGAAAAAGCGGTAGCAAAATATGACCAAGAACAAATTTCTAAGAAACGTGCGGTTGGGGAATTAAATCACCCTGAAGGGCCGACAGTTAACTTAGACAAAGTTTCACACCTCATCACTGAACTCAAGTTCGAGGGAAATGATGTGGTTGGAAAGGCACAAATATTGGAAACTCCAATGGGTAAGATTGTGAAAGGTCTTCTTGATGGTGGTGTTCAATTGGGTGTGTCAACTCGTGGTATGGGTAGCCTTGAGAACAGAAACGGTGCAATGGTCGTCAAAGACGATTTTATTCTTAGTACTGTTGACATAGTACAAGACCCTAGCGCTCCTGAAGCTTTCGTTAATGGTATAATGGAAGGGGTAGACTGGGTTTGGAATAACGGTGTTTTATGTCCTCAAGTAATTGAAAAAATGGAGACTGAAATTAAAACTGCTCCGAAAACTGTCTTGTATGAGACAAGTGTTCGAGAGTTCAAGAATTTCCTCTCGTTAATTAAATCTAAAATATAGGAGTCAATTATGACTGAAGAAAGTAAAGTCGAAGTTGAACTCCACGATGAAGACATTAACGACATTGTGGAAGATACTCTCGAAGAAGGAAGCGCTCCTGCTCCTAAAGGGAAACCTGATGCAAATGCAACTGACGAAGAAGAGTCTATTGCATCTGTAGATAAAGCAGCGGACGCAACCAAAGCAAAACAAGCTCCTGCTCCGAAAACAAAAGCGGGCATGATTAATGCAATGAGCATGAAGTTACATTCTATGAAAAAAGATGAACTGACTGCATCATACAGTAATATGATGGATGATGTGCAACACACAGAAGACGCAATCGTGGAAACACAGGTTGATACTTCTGCTGAACTGGATGCATTAGTCGAGTCTGAAGCAACACTCAGTGATGAGTTTAAAGCTAAAACCGCAGTAATCTTTGAAGCAGCCGTGAAATCAAAACTATCAGAAGAAATTGATAGAATTGAATCACAGTATAAGGAAGAATTAGCAGAAGAAATCTCTTCTACTAAGGCAGACCTTGTAGAGAAAGTGGACAGCTACCTTAACTATGTAGTTGAATCTTGGATGGAAGAAAATCAAGTTGCAATCCAGAGCGGACTCCGCACTGAAATTGCCGAGACTTTCATGGATAAAATGAAAGACCTCTTTACAGAGTCTTACATTGAAGTCCCAACTTCTAAGGTTGACCTAGTTGATGAACTTGCTGAATCCGTAGAAGAACTTGAGACTCGTCTCAACGAAACTACTCAGAAAGTTATAGACACAACCGAGGAACTGGAAGTTTACAAACGTGAAACGATTATTCGTGAAGCGTCACGTGACCTTGCAGAAACTCAAGTAGAAAAATTGAAATCACTCGTTGAAGGTTTAGATTTTGAAGACGAAGACCAATTCGCCTCTAAAGTCAAGACTGTAAAAGAGTCATATTTCACAAAAGAAATCACTGGTAGTGAAGAAGTAGAACAAGTTGTAGAAGATGCTGACGTGCAAACTGAAGTATCATCTGTAATGGAACAATACATCTCTACTATCCGTAAAAACGCATCTAAATCATAAAGGAAATATAAAATGCAATCTTACGATAATTTAATCGAAAAGTGGGCTCCAGTTCTAAACGAAGAGTCTGCTGGCGTGATTACTGATAATCACAGACGTGCGGTAACTGCTGCAATTCTCGAAAACCAAGAAAAAGCAATCGCTGAAGAGCGTTCTGCTTCTGCGGGTTTCATGACAGAGAATGCTGCAAGTGGCGCTAACAACACTGGTTCAGTTAATAACTTTGACCCAGTATTAATCTCACTAGTACGTAGAGCAATGCCTAACCTCATCGCTTATGACGTATGTGGTGTACAACCTATGAATGGCCCTACTGGTCTTATCTTCGCTATGAAGAGCAGATACCAAGGTGGTTCTACTTCTAACCGTGAAGCACTATTCAACGAAGCTGAAACTCAGTTCTCTGGTGATAGTTTCTGGTACTCACGATTCAGACAATGCGTCTGGTTGGAACGGAATTGATTTCATCTGGTGCTAGACTTTCTAACCTTGCTGCTGGCGGAATGCCAACTGCTGATGCAGAAGCATTGGGTAGAACTGGTGGTTCATCTTTCAACGAAATGGGTTTCACCATTGAAAGACAGACTGTTACTGCTAAGTCAAGAGCTCTAAAAGCTGAGTACACAATGGAACTTGCACAAGATCTTAAAGCTGTACACGGTCTAGACGCTGAAGGTGAACTTGCTAACATCCTTTCTTCTGAAATCCTTGCGGAAATCAACAGAGAAGTTGTTAGAACTGTAAACCAAAAAGCTAAGCTTGGTGCTTTGCAATCTTCAGTAGCTGTTAAAGGTATCTTTAACTTGCACACTGATTCAGACGGCAGATGGTTAGCTGAAAAAGCTAAAGGTCTTATTGTTCAGATTGAAAGAGAAGCTAACGCAATTGCTAAAGAAACAAGAAGAGGAAAAGGTAACTATGTAATCTGTTCTTCTGATGTTGCTTCTATCCTTGCTGCTTCTGGCATGCTTGACTATAGCCCTGCTTTGAATACTTCACTAAATGTTGACGATACTGGTAATACTTTTGCTGGTGTTCTTAACGGTAAGTTCAAAGTATATGTAGATCCATATTCAACTGGTACTAACCCTGACTACGTAACTGTAGGTTACAGAGGAAGTACTCCATATGACGCAGGTATCTTCTATTGCCCATACGTTCCTTTAACTATGGTTAAAGCAATTGGTGAAGAAGACTTCCAGCCAAGAATCGGTTTCAAAACTCGTTACGGAATGGCAAGTAACCCATTTGTTGGGTCTACACCTTCTGACGGTCTTGCTACTGCAAAGACTAACCAGTACTACAGAATTTTCAAGGTTACTAATATCTTGACATAAGTCTGTAATAAGAAGAGTGAGGTTAACTCACCGTTCTTTAAAGGGTCTCTTCGGAGACCCTTTTTTTTATCCGAAGAAATCGTCTAGTGAAGGTGGGGTAGGTGTGTCGTAGTTTAACAACAAGAGTTCCTTCCTGTTGTGTTCATCTTCTCTATACTTCTTACCACTATGCATGGTATAAGTCAAATCCCATATACGTTGTTCCCAACCTTTATATGCATCACGAAGAGTATCATTAGAATTATACGTAATCATGATTAGATTCTTAGAGTTGTCTGTGACTGTGTGAAAGTCTTTGTGGTCAAATGAGTCATGCATGTCACCATTGTTACCATAGATAAATGACTTGATGTCATATGGTGGGTCTGCAAATACAAATGCATCTGGATTATCATCAAACATGACACTATAGTCATCATTGGTCAATGTCCAGTTTTTCATGAGATGACCGAACTTAGGTAGTTTTGCAATCAGTCTATGATTGAACAAATCCTTTACTGCATCTTTACTGAATGAACCTGTCGATTCTCCTAGTCCAGAGAAAGAACATCGATTCATTATATAGAATCTCCAAGCAATTTCGAACTCATTATCTGGGTTCTCTAGACCTTCACGCATAACATGATAATAGTCTAGATGTGCTTGAAGAGGGTCAGAAGACTCAGATAGTTCTGTTTTGACACTATGTAGTTTGTCTGCAAGTTTCTGACCTTCCTGTTGTACGGTCAACCAAAAACAATACAGATTGTAGTATTTGTCATTGACCCATACAGGAACATTGGGATACTTCTTACTAAAGGCAAATGCACATGAACCACCCCCAAGGAAGGGTTCACGATACTCTTTAATAGAGTCTATAGGCATATTCTCGTCACTGAATAAGAAGTCAGTTGCACGAGTCTTTCCGCCTGGATATCTAAGTGGAGATTTTAAATCTTTCATGTTGTATATAGTACACTAGTCCACACTAAATGTCAAGGTAAAAATAAACTAAAATAATGCTTGACAAACCTTGCTGTTGTTGTTATAATAAGTGTATAAAATGAAAAAAGGAAAGGAAAATATGACACCATTATATCAAAGAAGAGTTCACATGGGACGGTATGTATCTCATGTATAGAGGTAAACACACTAAGAGTGTGAACATGGAGGTCGCAAGACCAGACTGTCACCCATCTTGGGTTGGTCTACCAAAACCAGAGTTTATCGCAAGGTTCAAGTATGGTTACAAACCTTGGAAGGCATGGGTTAACTTCCTAGTCAAGAATGTTACTGTTGAAGAGTATCTTGCATTGTCTGAAGAGATTCACCCCGCACCCGCAATGAGAGAGTTAGGTTACGGAGGAAGAACTTAATGAACGAATACTGGAAAGAAATTACGGATTGGGGAGACTTGGGATATAGAGTTCCAAGTCATACCTATATTGTAAACAAGTACACTCAACTGGTGGGATACATCAAAGAGGGTACTACTGAAGAGATTATCTTCAAATCACCCATGAAACAGTTCTCTAAGAGTAGGAGAAAGTTCAAAAAATTATGAGAAAACACTTGACAAAGTGTGTTCTTGTTGTTATAATAAGTATATAATCAAGAAAGGAGAGATTATGATAAACCTGAAAAACTATGAATGTCCCGACTACGAAAGTGGTCTTTATAAGGGTATCCCTATGGAATATAGGAATGCACCTGTTATACAAGAAATCTTGAAGACAAGATTGTTCACTGTGAGATACAGAGGAACGAGTAAGAATGATTACGACAGACCACAAGATTTCTGTCACAAAGATTATGCGGATACCTTCGCAATCTATCCATATGCAAACTATGACGAATATCAAACTAAGGACGATTACCTTGGTCTTGAGAAACCTAAGTACGACCCTGTTGTAAGAAACTACGAAGACCTTAGAAATTTCAGAGATATGCATATAAAATTGACGTGTGAAGTTGCGGATGCAATCGTAAGAGAAATGACCGAAGGTGTTGCATGAGTCATGATACAATGATGAAGTGGTCTTTCTTAGGACTAATAGTATCGGGTCTTTCCCTGTACTGTTCCAATGCGAATGGTTCTGAGTTAAGGTATCCCTATGAACAAGAGACCTTTTGTCTCGCAAAGAACATCTACTTTGAATCGGGTAATCAACCTCTTGCGGGTAAGATTGCAGTTGCACAAGTAGTGTTGAATCGTATGGAACACAAATCATATCCAAAAAATGTATGTGGTGTTGTGTATGATGCAAAGTGGAAAGAAAACTGGAAAGGTAATATGATGCCTGTCAGGAATCAATGTCAGTTTAGTTGGTTCTGTGACGGTAAGTCAGACGAACCTTTGGACACAAAGACGTGGGAGTTATCCCTAAAGGTTGCATATGATGTTCTATCAAGACACTATCCAGATATTACTGAAGGTGCAACACATTACCACACACTCTATGTTGACCCATATTGGTCAGATAGTTTAAACGAAACTGTGAGAATCACAGACCACATTTTTTATAAATAAGGAATATATTATGTATGAAGTAAGATTAGCAAATACAGGTTTAGACTGTATGAAATGGTATGCATTCAATACCGCAAAAGAAGCTGTTAAGTTTGTTTTGAAAGAACTACACTGCGTTGGATTTACCGTAGATGGTAAGACCTACGAAGAGAAGTTCGAAGAAATTGTTTGGGTTGGAAAAGGAAGAATTAATGAAGGTTGATTATCACAGATTAATTAGTAATGCAGTTGCAGCACAAGAACGAAGTGGTACTGAATGGGGTAAAATCTATTGGGGACGAGTCATTGAGTTTTTGACAAAAAAGGTGCATGAAGACGAAGTAGTCCATTAAACTCTTATAAATAGTAGTATAGACTATTAAGAGGACATTATGGCAGTCACATCAAACGTTCAAGTCACAGACGAAGAACTAACAACCAATTTAAATTACTTACAACCTACTGGGTTTAAAGTAATTATTGATAGGACTAAGTACCCAAACATGGAGTACTTTGTTCAGTCTGTGTCACATCCTGGCGCTCAATTAACTCCATTGGAATTACCTGTACGTAGGATTACATCTGTACCTTTAGCGGGTGACAAACTAACGTTCTCAGAAGTTTCGTTTGATATTATTGTGGACGAAAACATGACATCTTATAAAGAGATGTATAATTGGATGATTCGTATAGTGAATGAAGGACAAGTATCTGCGGGTGCAAGAGATACAGGAAAACCTACCTATGCGGATATAACTTTATCTGTGTTGTCTAGTCACAATAACACTGCACAAAAGATTAGATATCTTGATTGTGTTCCAACTGGATTGGGTGCAATTGAGTTTCAATCCACTTCGGGTGACACTACATATGTCACCTTCAATGCATCATTTAGGTTCTCACAATTTGAGATTATTTGACATTTAACCCTTTATTATGGTATAATACATTATGATTAACTTAGAAAGTATACTTGCTGAATGGCAAGAAGACAGTATTATTCGCAAAGACGATTATGAACAAGCGTCTATGAATACCCCTAAACTACACGCAAAATACCTTGAGTATTTGTCTCTGACCAAACTACGTTTGAAGAAAGCAGAGTTTGACCAAAAAACCTTACTGAAAGATAAGTATCTTTATTACGAAGGTAAGATGCCTGAAGAAGATATGACTGCACGTGGTTGGAAGTACGACCCGTTTGATGGTCTGAATCCTAAAGCTTTTACCAAGTCAACTAAAGAGACATTCTATAATGGTGATAAGGATATGCAAGAATCTGAAATAAAGATTCAAATGCTTAAAACTACCATAGAAACTCTATCAGAAATTGTGGACAATCTAAAGTGGAGACACCAGACGATTGGAAACATCATTAGGTGGAGACAATTCGAAAGCGGTATGTAAGGTATATATAGATGAATGACAATACCTAATACTATTACCGTTGGTCTTAAAGACCACTCCATGATGTTGATAGATTGTAATCAACACCAACTCCAAGAACTGCGGGACTACTTTTCTTTCTTTGTGCCTGGCTATAAATTTATGCCTGCATATAAGTCTAGAAGGTGGGACGGTAAAATCAAACTATTCAATCAGATAACCCGTGAATTAAATGCGGGTTTATATGAGCATGTAAAGAAATTTTGTTCTGACCGCATGTATCCTCTTCAATTACAAGAGACAGATTTTGGTCATCCCGCATTAACCAATCAAGTTAAACACCAAGAACTAATTAAATTCCAAAGTAAACTTAACCTACCGTTTCCATTATATGAATATCAATATGATGCGGTAACCCATGGTATAGAAAAGAAACGTTCCGTTTTATTGTCACCAACTGGTTCGGGTAAGTCATTTATTATCTACAACCTTATGCGTTGGTATCTAGATAATCACGATAAACAAATACTTATTGTTGTTCCGACAACAAGTCTAGTCGAACAGATGTACAAAGACTTTGAAGATTATGGTTATGATGTACAGAATAATGTACATCGTATCTACAGTGGTAAGGACAAGACTACCGACAAACCAGTTATTATCTCTACATGGCAATCAATCCATAGATTTTCTAAGGATTGGTTTGAGAATATGGGGTGTGTGTTTGGAGACGAAGTGCATCTATTCAAAGCAAAGTCTTTATCTGGTATCATGAATAAGTGTGTCAATGCGGAATATAGATTCGGTACTACAGGTACATTAGATGGTACAGAAACAAATAAACTTGTATTAGAAGGACTCTTTGGCCCTACTCATAGAGTGACAATGACCAAGGACTTACAAGAACAGGGTAAACTTGCAAAGATAGATATCTCTGTTTTACTACTTCGTTATCATAATGATATATGTCATAGGTTAAAGGAAGCGACCTATCAAGAAGAAATAGATTATATTGTTACAAATGAGAAAAGAAATAAACTTATAACTAATCTTGCCTTAGACCAGAAGGGTAATTCTCTGGTGTTATTCCAATTCGTAGAGAAACATGGTAAACCTTTATTTGATATGATTAAGGATAAAGCGGGTGACCGACCAGTATATTATGTAAGTGGTGAGGTAGAGGCAAAAGACCGAGAACAGATACGTGGTATCGTAGAGGGACAAAAGAATGCAATTATTGTTGCTAGTTTGGGGACTTTCAGTACTGGTATTAATATTAGGAATCTTCATAATATAGTATTCGCATCACCTAGTAAGAGTCAAGTTAAGGTACTGCAATCGATTGGGCGTGGACTGAGGAAGTCTGACGATGGTTCTGTGACCAAATTATACGATATAGCGGATGACTTACATATAAAATCACACAAGAACTTTACGTTGAGACACTCAGCAGAACGTATTAAAATATACACCAAGGAACAATTCCCATATAAGATTTATAAACTTGACTTGAAATGAACCAAATACCTATAGTAGAGAGAAGACCTCGTGGATTATTATTTGGTGGGTTTACCTCTCCCGATGAAAGACATGAAGAATATGCAAAGGAGATTCACACTGACTCAGAAATGGTGGTGCAAGGAATCTTTAATGGTATAGAAGCATTTCGTAGTTTTGGTAATCACAGAATCGCAACCCATATTAGAAAACATGGATGGGATGTAGAATGTATCGATTACAGTATATTCTTTACTAATGATGAACTATCTGAAATACTACGTACCAGAGTAACCAAGGATACTTTGTTTATTGGTTTCAGTATGATGTTCCATACGATGGCAACCGAACGACTTGTATGGTTTACCAATCACATAAGAGAAAACTATCCGTGGGTAACACTCGTTGCGGGTGGACAAAAGACTTGGACAGTTACATGTGTTGAAGCAGATTATTATATCACTGGTAATGGTGAGTATGCAATGAGTGCTTTGTGTAAATATCTCACAGGTGAAGGAGAAGACCTAAAGGTACACAAGACATTGAAGAATGGTGGTAAGTTGATTACCGCACAACACAGTTATCCGTGTTTCCCTAAGAGAGATGCAAACATATCATTCGAAGAACGTGACCATATCAAACCTAGTGAGACAATAAATATTGAGTTTGCACGGGGGTGTATCTTTGAGTGTAAATATTGTTCGTTCCCTCTGTTGGGTATGAAACAAGATACGACCCGTAACGAAGAGAGTGTTTATCAAGAGTTACTAGAGAACTACGAGAAGTGGGGAACAACCAACTACTATATTACAGATGATACAGTAAACGACTCGAAGGACAAGATTGCACTTATCGCTCGTGCAGTAAGAAGACTACCATTCCAACCACATTTCAGTGGGTATGTCAGAGCAGACCTATTGATTACACATGGAAAAGATACTTGGGATGATATGATTGATATGGGATTTACCTCGCATAGTTATGGGGTAGAAACCTTTAATCATAAGTCTGGTAAGACAGTAGGTAAAGGAATGAAACCAGAAAAACTCAAGAAGGGTCTATTAGAGATTCAAGAGTATTTTCGTGAGAGGTCACCCAACTACTATTGTGGTACATTTACAATGATTGCGGGTCTTCCTCATGAAACGTTTGAATCACTAGAAGAAACCAAGAATTGGGTCAACGAGCATTGGGGTGGACATGTCGTATCTTTTCTACCGTTGATGTTATCAGAACCCGATGACGAACAAGCAGATGCGATTGACTGGAAGGTCTACAATAACTTTATGGAATATGGGTATACATACTCATATGATGAACCACATATAACAAATCCCGAAATAAGAAAAAAGGTTGACGGGATGCGGAAGATGAAACGAAACAATAAGAACCGTGAAAAGAATCTATGGAACTACTGGGTGCATCCAAGTGGAGATTATGACTTTATAGATATGATTGAATGGGTACACGAGTTCACCAAAGAACGAGTTGAGTCAAAAATGAATCCCGCTGGCGTATGGCAAACTTGTTTTGTCCATGCAGAAGTATGGGAGAATCCCAAGGAAGGATATAAATATTATAAACAGGGACACGAAAATTTACCAGTTAAAGGTCTGATAAATATAATCAGAAACTATAAACTAAACAAAATGGAATTACAATGAGTTACAGAGAAGAGTTCGAATTAAGACAATTTAAATTAACCTCTGGGGAAGAGATTGTTGCGGAGATTCTCCAGTGGAATGAAGAGGTTCATGGTAGTCTTGAGATTGTGATTAGAAAAGCAATGAGACTAAAATTAGTTGAGACCGAAGAAGGTATCAAGTATTACTCGTTTCGACCTTGGATGGTTTACCAAGAACATCCCGAAGATATTCTTATCTTGAATGGGAACAATGTTATTGGTATAGCATTTCCACCCGATACGTTGGTCTTGCAATACGATACCGCAGTCAAAGAAATGACTGTTATGAACGAAGAAAGAGAACAAGAATTCACTCAACAACTTGCTGATAAAGTTCATAAAGGAAGATTTGCACAAAGAAAACCACGTGCATCAAATGAAGATGGATTGAAAGAATTCTTACAACAGGATAGTGGGAGTAATGTTATCAGTATGTTTGGTGACATAGACCCGACAAAAATACACTAATGCTTAAACTTCGTAATGTACATGATGATTATATCTTTATCAAGATGCTTGATGATGAAGATATGAATATGAGGATAGTTGACCGACTTAATTCATTGGATGAACGCATTCTAGATACTAATGTAGAGTCGGGAATTATTCCCGCAGTAAAACAGTTTCCTGAATTTCAAAAACTACAAACAATCGTAGAAAACTTTTGTAAAGAATCTTCAGAAAAGATACAGTTAGATTGGTGGGGACATCATTCACGAAACGAACCAAACAAATTTTGGAATAAATCATATATACAATCACAGTATTGTAATGTTATGTGGGGAGTACGTCAAGTCAGTGGACAAATCACGACACCGCACGACCATTGGCCAACCACGTGGTCATTTGTTTATTACATCGACCCACCCGAAGGATGTTCTAATTTATTTTTTCCAACCCTAGATTATGGGTTAGAAATTGAACATGGGAAATTAGTTATCTTTAGAAGTCATTTGATACATGAAACTGTATCATTACCATTCGAAGATTACCGATATTGTGTTGCTGGAACTGTAGTATTCAGCCTCCCCGAACGCTAAGCTTATTATACACTGAGAAACAACTTTTGTCAAGCCCTAATTTAAAAAAAATCGGTATTACTTTTTCATGCTTTGACCTGTTCCATGCGGGACATGTTCAGATGTTAAGAGAAGCAAAGACTGTCTGTGATTATCTTATTATAGGATTACAGGTAGACCCTAGTATCGACAGACCCGAAAAGAACTCCCCACTTCAATCTATAACTGAAAGATATATACAGGTAGATGCATGTAAATACGTAGATGAAATTATTCCCTACAGTACTGAATCGGATTTACTAGACCTATTAGAACTGGTTCACTATGATATCAGAATAATTGGAGAGGAGTACAGAGATAAAGACTTCACTGGTAAGCAACTAGCACTTGACAATTGCAGAGAGATATACTATAATAGTAGACATCACAGATTCAGCAGCAGTCAATTACGACATATAATGGAAAATGAAAATGGCAAAGACGGAAAAGATTAAACCAAAAGATAAACCGCATTACGTTAATAATGCACAGTTCTCGCAATCAGTTGTAGACTACTGTACACTTGTAAAAGAAGCAAAAGAGTCTGGTGGAAAACAACCCATCATTCCTGATTATATTGCAACGTGTTTTTTAAAGATTTGTGAAGGATTATCACATAAGGCAAACTTCGTTCGATATACATATCGTGAAGAGATGGTAATGGATGCAGTAGAGAACTGTCTAAAAGCAATTCAGAACTATAATATTGAAGCTGCAACACGTACAGGTAAACCAAATGCGTTTGCATACTTTACACAGATTTCATGGTTTGCATTCCTACGTAGGATTGAGAAAGAAAAGAAACAACAAGATATTAAGATGAAGTATATGGAACAATCTGGTATCGAAAACTTCCTTGACCAAGAGTTAGGTGACGCACAATCAAATCAAGTTGCTGCCGCATTTGTTGACCAACTTAGATTCCGTATTGATGAAATCAAAGACAGAGATAGGGAATGGAAAGAAATTGTTAAGAAGGAACGTAAGAGGAGAACTGTAAAAGTAGACTCTGACTTGGGTGACTTCATAGAAGATTAATGAAAGTAGGATTTATATTATTGGGTGCGTTAGTAGTCAGTCGATTACTACCGTTACCCCCTAATAGTGAACCTCTATTGGGACTTGCTGTACTATCACCATATTTGTCTAAAAACATGTGGGTTTGGTTTGCA